CCGGAGGCGGTTTCATATGGTTTGGAGCGCTAGCGTCTTCGAGCGGCCTGTTCTGCCTGGCGATGTGCCTTGTATTCGGCGTACGTCATCTGCGATGTCGGCTTTTCAACCGGCGTCGAGGCATTCTTCAGGGGCTCGATAGGCGCGGGCGCCTTCGATCGTTCTGGTGCTATTGCAGCGGGCTTCTGCGTATCCTTCGTTTCCTGTTTCGCCGGGGCTTCTTCAGCGATCAGGCGATCCTCGAGCTTCCCGAGCATGCGAAGCGCCGATGTAAGGGACATGCCCTTCAGCAGCTTCACTTCGTCCGGGTTCTTGGCGAGGTAATAGGAAAGTTCCGGGCCGATGTCGCTTTCGATGATGGCGAAATACAGCGGGTTGGGCAGATCGATTTCCGACTTGCCTACCACTTCGTCATAATCTCCGAGCTTCGTCTTGGCCTGATCCAGCCGCCTGTTCCAGTTCTCCTGGAGTTGCTGCTGGCTGGCATTGATACGCGCCTGCTGCTCTTCCTGCTGTCTTTCCGCGAGCCGTTGATCCACCTTCCAGTCCGTGAGCGCTTCCTGATAATCGTCATCGCTGACGAACTGGGTGCGCACCGGTTTCGGATCGGGTTCTTTGGCCTGTGGCTGCGCCTGGCTGGCCTGCATCTGCTGCCGCAGTTCTTCCAGTTCGGCGCGAAGCTGTTCGGCTTCGGTCTTGGCCGCATTGCGTTCATGCCGCGTGCGGACCAGTTCCTCGACGAGAGGCTTTTTCTTCGGCTGCTGCTGCGTTGCATCCTGGCCGGTCGTTTCAGCGCCCTTCGTTTCCTCGCCCGTGAGTTCAGGCTTCGGATCGGTCGCCGGTTGAGTACCGGTCAGTTGCTGCATCATGCTTTCGGATGTGACAACAGTACGTGTCTCAGACATGGATAACTCCACGAGCCCCAATAGGAACGGCCCTCGCGCCGGGGTGAGCGGGAGGGCCGAGAGTGAAACGAATTCGGTTAATCGACCGCGCTTTTCTCTGTTGCTTCAGCCACTTCGCGAGCCTTCTGGCGGTCCAGATGCTCGAGCAGAATGGCCACGTGTCCCTTGATCTCTTCGATGTCGCGCGCGGTCTGGTCGCGGCTTTGCACATCGGCGCGCTTCGTCTCATCGTTCATCTGCGCGCGCTGGTTCTCGCCCTGCTGGCGCATGCCCTCGACAGACATCCGGTATTTCTTGTCCATCTCGGCCTGCTCCAGCGCCTGCTGCATCTGCTTGATGGCTGCGGCCTGATGCGCGATAAGCGACTTCGCCTCGTCTGGCAGATCGTCCGGCAGCGAGTTCTCAACGCCGGCAATCGGATTCGCCGCTGCGAGCCGGTCTGCAATCTGATCCGCCCCCGGCCAGTCGAACTGGCGAACGATGATGTCGTCGGCCGTTGCCGCGATCTTTTCGCCCAGCGGCGTCGCGAGCAGCCCGAGCATGTTGTCGGACGCTTCCTCGCGCTTCGTCTGGTAGCCGGGGCCGGTGTCGATCACGACGTCGTATTCGCCGACCGTGACATCATTGAGCACCTTCTGGATGGCCTGCGTCTCCGGATCGCGCACCTTCTGGTTGAGCGTCACGCTGTCGGGAACGCCATCCTCGCCGATGATGCGGATGACGCGCTGCGTATCGTAGTAATGCGGGATCAGGTCAAGAATGACCTCGCCGGTGAAGCTCACGGAGCGGCACAGGTTGTCGTAGAAGTGGAAATTCGACTTGTCCGACTGCTGCTGCCGGCGCTGCACCATTACACCAGACGTTTCCTGCCCCGGCGCACCCAATGATGGGTCGAACATGCCCGCCACGGCCTTCATATCCTCGCTGGCGCCCATCGCGGCATTGACCTGCGCCTCCGGCATGCCTTGAGGCTGCTGACGGATTGGAGGCGGAACTGGCGTGCCTTCGTTGACGACCGGCTTGTACGTCAAACGGGAATAGCTGCGATTGTTCGCGTTATCCCACTCGTTCTCGTAGCCCTCCACCTGACCTTCAGCGACAACCCACGGTGCCTTGGGCGCGAGCGCAACGACCTCAGTCTCACTCGTGCGCCAGTAGTTATACATGCGCTGCGGATCTTGCAGACCGCGCACCATGCCGTAACGGATGACCTTGCCTTCGATCTCGTACTCGGCGCCATAGACCGGAATCACCGGAATCCAGTGCCCCGGCCATTCGCGTTCGTCGAGGACTTCGAGCGCGGTCACCTTGTACCACATGACCCGACGGCGCACCGAATCGCGCTCATGGGAGATCGTCAACCCTGCCGCCTCCAGATCATTGGCCTTGATCTGCGACTTGTAGCGCACGGTGCCATTGCTGAGCATGCAGAGCACGTCCGGCGTCTTTTCGACCTTCCAGTACTCCGCGACGCGCACTTCGTCCTCACCGGCCCATTCGTGCAGATCATCGCCTGCGCCGAGATTGCGGAGATCGACCCACTTCGCCTTCGGATATTTGCGCTCGAACTTCTTCTTCTTCATCCGGTCGGTGATGATGCACCACTCGGCGTCCCGGCCATCTGGCTCGTTGCTCGACGGATCGAAATAGACCGTGAACGGATTGCGCACGCGCTGGACGTACAGTTCCTGATCGAAGCTGTCCTCGCGCACATACCGCGCCGCGACACGCCAATAGCCCCAGCCGATGCGTACCTGCATGTCCGCGCCGGTATCGTAGGCGACATCAGCGCGGCTCTTGACCTGAATATGCCGCATCAGGCCAGCAATGACATCAGCCACCTTCTCATTGGCGCCATCCGATACAGCATGCACCTTGAAGCGCGGACGCTGCTCGCGCATGTTGTTGACGGCCTGACGCACGAAACTGTCGGTCTTGTTGATCACGAGACACGGGCGATGCTCAAGTTCGCGCGCGGTCTGGATCATTGCCGGCCACTGGTAGCCAGCGGCGAACTTCAGGTCATTCAGCGCTTCGGCGCGGTTCTGCGTCTCTGCCTCGACCGCGATCCTAAGCGCCTCCTGGCACTCTCTGATGATCGGATTGCGGTCGCCGGTAGCAGCCATGCTCAATACTCCAGCGGCATGGGTTCGCCATGGCGCTCAGCCAGCCACGTCGCAACCTCGCGCAGATTGGCAAAGACGAACTCGCCGAATGGCATATCGAGATTGGGCCGCGATTCTACCCAAACAATCCAGCCGTTATTGACGGCGCGTAGTTCGTATTTCATGCCATCCATCCCCCAGCACCAGCGATCTGCACAAGAGACGGCTTGCGAGGCGTGACCACGCGCTTGACTGCGCGGCGAGCCCCTTCACAGGCGTAGCGGAGTGCGTCAATCACGTGATTGTCCTTGTCTTCGAGGATCGGCAGAACCCGGTCCGTCAGTGGGTCGGTCTTGTAGCGATAGAGCGAAAGCTCGTCGATCGTGTGCTTGCAGCGCGGGTGCACGATGATGTCGAAGCTCTTCAGGAATTCGATGCCTTCTTCCAGACTGCCCGGTCCCTTGACCGCTGGCACGATGCGCGGAAAGCCATGCTTCTGCATGTGGCTGATCGTCTCGGGCCGTGCTGAATCAGCCGTAATCGGCCATTTCTCCGCCTCCGGCACGCTCATGAATAGCTCGGGCAGGTTGACGATCTCGCAGCCGACCTGATAGGCCTCGTAGTCGACGTACAGGGCATTGCCTTCGAGCGACGCACGCACCAGCACCGAAGGATCGACCGAGAATCCCCAGTCAGCGCCCAGGCGGAAGATGCTGCCCGCCTGACGCTCGAACTCCTCGATGCGCCAGTTGCGGAACACGCGCGCGCTGCTGCTCTGCTGATACTGGCCCAGCCAGATGTGCAGGTACTTGTCAGGGTCGCGGCGCCGGTCATATTCCATCTCGGCGCGCAGCACATCGGGAAACCACGGGTTATCGTTGAAATTCGCCTCAACAATGATTGCGCTCGACGGCCTGTTCTCATCCGACAGGAGCGAATCAACAGGATCGGTGGCGAAACGCGGGTTCCATGTGAACCAAAGCTCGGAATTGGGCCTGCGGATCGTCGGGCGCAGCATGTCGAGACTGCGCTGACTCAATGTTTGGGCCTCTTCGACCCATGCGCGGTCAAACCCTTCAAGCGATTTGATCGACTCAGCCGTATGAGCCGCCATCCCTTGAAATATGATTCGGCCGCCATTTTTATCGAAAATTCGCTGGTCTTGGACCTCGAAGTAGGCTCCGGCATTCAGCGTTTCGATCTTACTTTCAAGCAACTTCTTAACAGATTGGTCGAGCGACTTTTGATTCTCGCGTACGCATACAGAATCGTTCTGGCCCATGATATGGGCCTCGATCATCATTTCAGCAAAGAAGTGCGATTTTCCGCTACCTCTTCCACCTCGCGCGGCTTTATACCTCGCCGGCTGCAGCAAGGGCAGATATACCCTTGGCGTTTCAATTACGAGGTCGCTTCCTTGCGTCGGTGCCATCGAATACACGCTCTAGTGGCCAGCCTCTCTGCAAGCGATAACGCAGCAGCGAGCTTTCAATGCCCGTCTCCCGGCTCCAAGCAGCGAGAGTTTTTGACTGACCTTGAAATTCAATGACATGGTTATTGCGCTTGTTGTTTGCCTGCTCGAATATGTCCGCCCACCTGCAATTACCAGGTGAGTAGCCCTCGTTCACCCTCTCACGATCAATCGTCTTTCCTACCGGTCTATCGCCCATGCATGCGAAAAACGCTCCAAAATCGTCCTTCCACTCCTCGCAAACGGTGATTCCACGAGCACCGTAGTCTTTGAAATCCTTGTTCTTTGCGTTGTAACAGCGAGACTTCATGTCCTTCCATACCTTGTAGGTCTCGGCATGGGCACGGCTTAAACCGTGCGTCGTGTTTCGCCTTCTTGTTGCTTCACGCTGCAAGCATCCGCAGGATTTCGTCCCGGCATTAATGCTTGTGGTGACGACCCGCGCCTCACGCCCGCAGTCGCATCGACAAAGCCACTCGGCTTTATTGTCCTTAGTGCCAACGCGCCTAATGGCGACCAGTCGGCCATATCGCTGGCCGGTGCGATCTATGAATTTTCCCATGGCTATATTTTACCATTAGGAATCCTCCATTCCCGCCGTTATTTCACGTCCACAATACGCCGCGTAATCGTCTCGATCTTCCCGTCAACCGTGATATTCGAATCGACCTTATCGCCGAACCTGCCGCGATCCATGCGCGACCACGCCCACTTGCGGGCCTCGATCCGGTTGCGCGCCTTCGCTGCGTCCGTCTCGGTATCCGCGATGTGAATCATTTCCTCGAAGAACGTGTCTTTCTGGTCTTCGCTGGCCGCGTCGTATTGCGCCTGTAGCTCGGGCGTGCGCTTGCGCCATTTGTTGAACGTCGCGCGGTCAGGCATCCCCGTTTCGGAACAGATCACGCGCAGGCTCGAATTATCGCCACCGGTCGCAATCCGCTCGCAGATGCGATCGAACAGCGCCTGCGAGAACTCGGTACGCGGCGCCTGTCCTTTCTTGCCGGCCATCACGCACTCTCAAAAACGCCGCACACATCCGCTTCCTGCATGATCAGGTAGCGCTTGCCGCCTTCCTGATGCTCGCGGTAGGTGAACTCGCCGAATGCGATGCGATCGCCCGTCTGAAGCGTGAGCGGCACGCGTCGACCGGCCTTGTTGCGCTTGCCCGGTCCCACGGCCACGACTAACCCGGTCTTGCCAAGCTGGCGCGCGCTCTCGTGGTTCGTGCTCACCTTGACGATCAGGCCGACGTCGGTCACGTCCTCGCGCATGTCGTCAGGCAGCACGACGATACGGTCTTCGGTCGGCGCAATCATTCCGAGACCTCCACCAGATGGCGCAAATCCGGATCAAACGTCACTCCGGCATGCGCCCATTGGTGCTCCATCACATCGGCGCTCACCTGGCGCTCGAATGCGTCAGCTTCGGCTTCGGTACTGAACACGCGGTCGAGCTCGATGCGCACCTTCAGCAAAACGCCTGCTCGCTTGGACGTGCTCATTTCCGGTATTCCTTCGGCTTGGCCTTCGGCTGCGGCTTGGCCGCCTTCGGCTGCTGCATGTTGCGCAACGGCGTCTTCGTGCACATGTCGCTGAGTTTTGGCATGGCTCGGTCCAAATAAAAAAGCTCCGGTTGCGTCTTTCGACGGCCGGAGCTAAACGCGTGCTGCTGAACCACGCGGAGGAGACTGGCTGAAGCGTAAACGGAAAAAGCCCCGCTCGGAGTGATCCGGCGAGGCTTAGGATTTCTTTGGGCGAACAAAACGTGCCACGCCCGAAACGCTATACTACTATTTCCGATTTGTCAAGAGATTTGTATTCAGCCTTGTCGAGCAGCCCCGCCGCGACCATCTGCGGGCAGAGAATCGCCTTGGCCCGCGCGTAATCCACCTCCTGCGTGTCAGCGTGGCGCGGATTCACCCAGACTGACGCTCCGGCCATGAAATTGCGCATGGCAGTGTTGATCGCGAGCCGCGAGCGCGTGTCCAGCTTCTGGATCATCGGCTCGACGACCTTGCCGACGGACGCCTTGAGATTGCGCTCCACTTCGGCGTCGAGGTCGTCGTAGTCCATCCACTGGCGACTGATGCGGAAATCGCGGCAGGCTGGCTCTGCACCGCCGTAGTCCAGATTCGGGGTGTAGCCAGCCTGCCATTCGTACCAGTCAAGCAGCAGTTCATCGATTCTGTCCATAGCTTCCCCGTAGCCTGTCGATTACCTACGTGTCATAGCATCCGCTCGATCGCCTCAAGCTCTGCGTGGATCTTCGCCACGCTGGCCTGCTCGAAGCCGATCAGATGGCTCTTGATGTTGGCGATGTATGCGCGTATTCCGCTACCTGCGGAAGCGCTGACAGGCGGCATGTCGACGATCGGCGAGGCAGGCGTTGCAGATGAGGCCGAAGCGCTTTCTGCGAGGCTTACCACAGGCAACACAGCGGCGTTTGGGTCTTCACCTGCGGCCAGAATCGACTCCGATGCGACAGTCTCGGCAGAAGTCGTAACGGAAGTATCGACGGGTGCGGCCTCCGCAGATACCGCAACGATCTCCCCCGGCTGCGCCACCTCAGCGCTTACCAAGTCCTGATGCGTTTCCATGACCGATGCAACGATCTCATCAGCATTAGGCGGTGCCTCACCTATAGCAGCTTCCGTCACAGATGCCTCCGCAGGGGCAAGCGCGTTTGGGTCATTGGCCGCCTCAGTCATGATGGGCTCGGTGCTGCTCGGTGTTGCGTCTTGCGTGTCGCTCATGATTGCTCCTGGTGGGTGATAGGATCGATTTGCCATGCAGCAAACAGATTGAGTGCAGTCTGGACTATGAGAAATGCCTGCATGTTTGCTCCGGTTATGCTGGTCAGCCCAGCGATTTCATGAAATTGCGATGTGCTTCTGCATCAAACGTCTCTTTCTTCGCCGGCTGCGCGTCCGGAAACAGCATCCGCACCCTCTCCTCGCCCGTCACGAGCAGCCCGCACCCGTGGCATTCAAGCGCTGACCTGTCGAAGTATGACTTGACGTTGACCCGGCAGGCGCATGGCCAGTTCTTCGGGAGAGGGAGGGTGCAGTAGCCGCTCATGCTGCCGCCTTAGCTGTGGCTGTCACAGCAACAGCCAGCGCGGCCCATGCATGGCTAGAAACGCCATACAAGGGGCCTGGCTGGCTCTTGGTGCCGATCTGCGGTGTCTTGCCTCCGCCGGTGCGCGGGAAGAGGTCAAGGAGCGCCTGGCGGATGTTTGGGTCTTTAGCTTGCGGCGAGCCGCACAGGTGCAGCTTCACGTCGCGTCGATAGATGAGGCGCACGAGCTCAGGGTCGCGGAATGCCTGCTTGAAGCGGCCAATCCAAACGCATGTCTCGAACACTTCGCGACCCACTGCCATGCCGTAGCTCGCAATCATCTCGATGGCAAGTTCGCTAAGCGTGCCGGCCACCGTGCCGCCATCCTCGATGATTTCGAGCATGTCATCGTTGTCGACCACGCCGCAGTCCAGGACGCGACCATCTTCGTAGACGCAATAGCCGCTCTGCGTAGTGCCCGGATCGATCGCGAGGATCATGCCGTCGCTCCTTTCGCGAAGTCGATACCGCATGCCGCGTTACCACACGTCGGCGCCCAAGGTGCATTGCCTTTGCCGCAGACCGGGCACTTCCAGCCGGTATGCACCGTGACAGATTCAACCGGATTGCCGAGGACGCATTTCAAGCCCTGAAGGCAAGCCGTGCGATGGCATTGCATCCCGGTCTGAACGCATAAGATCGAACAAATCAAAGCAACCTCCCCGTAACGAACATGGCCAGCGCGATTGAGGTCACCGCCCACCAGGTGCCTTGGTGCGGATAGATGCGGCGATCGTCTACGAGCGCCATTGAGATCAGCTCTCCGCGGAACTCATTGAACTCGGTATCAATCCATAGGCGCGTCGGGATGTCGCGTGCGCGGGCGCATAGGCGTGTGCTGGTGGTCATGCTCATAGAGTCATGCTCCAAAAAGATCACACCAAGCCACGACCATGGTCACCCAGAGCCAGCCGAGGGATTCTTCTATCGGCTGCGCGTAGGGCCATGCCAAAAGACACGCGCCTGCGATAATCACTGCGACTACCAGCGCGCACATACAACGGTCTGTGTTGTCCATCACTTCGTTTCCCACGCAGGTTTGTTCGCATTCCGATAGCCGTTGAGCACAGCCTCGCGGATCGACGCATAGCTTTCGCGCAATTCCGGGTCGCTGCAGTTCTCGACGACCTTGCGGCCTGCGTTCGACGAAATTGCGTCAGACGCAGTGCGAATGACTTCGAACGGCAACGGTTTGTGCGAAGCCGACTCGCCGCACATGAGCAGCCGATACGCCCACTCGGCCGTCGGTTCCTTCGACTCCTGCAACGGTGCCAATGAGCCGCGCATGCGGCCGAGATCAGCCTCGACGACTTCCGGATTGGCTCGCGTCTGGTCGGTCAAAGCCTCGTTCTTCGGGATCTCGTGTAACCGCATTTGCTTGCACAGGCCGTAGAATTCGGGCAGCGAGGGCGGAAACTTGAGCGTCAGGAGCGCATCGACGCCGGCCTTAAGTTCGGCATTAGAGAGCTTCCGCAGGCCTTTGCCCCACTCCATCTTCACGCCTTCGAGCTTCACGTCGCGCCATTGGTCGAGGAAACGATTGCCCCACATCCGGAGCATTTTCTCGAAAAGGGTTGCGACCCACTTCTCAGGCACGGCATCGGCCGGCCACGGCTCAGCCGATTCGTTTGGCGTCGACATCGATGACAGTTCCGTTGGGTGATTCATGGCGTTGGCTCGCTGAGGACATGGTGACGTTGGTCAGGACTTCTGCCGCAGTGCGGCGGCTTTCATCGCGTTCGGTGCGGCCCGGTGATGCGCGTGCGGCCTGCGCGTTGGCCATGAAGCGGTCGACGTAAAGCGGCAGGCAGGAAATCGGCTCTGGTGATCGGGCTATGGCCAAGGCAACGGCGGCATCCACGAACGAGGCTGTCAGGCCCGCATTGACCCAACCGGAGAACACCGGCCAGAGCTTCTTCCGGTCGTTGACGTTGGTCGGGTCAGCCTCGAATCCGTGTTTGGTCCGGAAATGACGCAGCCATTCGCCTGCATCCTTCGGGGTGAAATCGTCGGACAGCTCGCGCGTGGGTTGACCACCAACGACGACCCCGCTAAGGGTGTTAACTGGGGTTGGGGTTGGGGAACGCGCGCGCGTGGTTTCGCTCTGGGTTTCTGTTGGGTTTTGATTTGAAAACCCACTGGGAAACCCACTGGGTTTCTCTTGGGTTTCCGTTTCATAACCCGACGGGTTTTTCTTTGGGCGTCCACCTTTCTTCCCATTCGCACGTGCAGCCTCCATTTTCGGGCGAGCTTTTTCGATCATTTCGTTCGCGCGATCGTTGCGGCGCAAGCCATCGGCTGAAACTGGGAAGAAACGATCAGCGACGATTCGCACCGCTTCCTGTTCAGGTTTCGTCATCGCCCGACAGATGCGATATAACTCAGTGAGAGAGCCAGAAAGAGGCTCCTCAGTCGAGTAATATTCGTCGAGCAAAAGCGTGTAAGCGCCGTGCTGAATTAGCGTCAATTTCGCGGTCTTTTTTGCGTAGTCGCCGCAGTAACGCTCGTAGTAGTTCACGCCGACCTCTTGACCCAATGCGTCACAAACCCGCGCGCCCATGACCACGCGTACAGAAAGCTCAAGCCGCATATCCCATATTGGTGGGCGGTCCAAGTGGTCCATACCCAAAACGGCTGCGCGAGCAAGCCGAAGATGCAGGCGAAGCGGCGCCAGCTCTCACGCCTGTCCTGCGATAGGTAGATGGAGGCGACGCCACAAAGGCCGATTGCGATTTGCGAGATCATGCTGCGGCCTCAATCGGAAAGGAGGGTGAATGCTGCGACTGCCACTCGCGGTACTTGCCCCATTCCAAGGGCTCTAACGCGGTCCACCCGATTGGCCATCCCATCAGCCACTCTTCCCAATCCGGGTTCAGATGGCCACCGACGAAAGTCGATAGAGCCGTACCGCCTTGCGCGTACTTTTCCTTCCTGAATCCCGTATCGCTGGCGGTCGGTGTCGGTGCGAGTTTCACTTGCGCACTCAACTTCGGTTCGCCGCGGCTGTTCCACTTGCCGGCCTTCCGTTCGATCGCATCGTCCGCTACCGGCGTCTGCCAAAATCCAGATGCGCTCTCGCAGATGGGGAGCGCCGGCATCGGCCGCAGATAGCACTCCCCATTCAGCATCGAACCCCAGCGCGGCCAGGTCTCCGAGAACTCGTCCGAGTCCCCGAGAAGTGAGCATTGGACCGTTTTCCACTTCGACTCGACGGGGTTGAACCTCGCGAATAATGCGGGCCATCTCGGTCCACAGGCCGCTGTGCTCGCCGTCGAGACCAACGCCGGTTCCAGCGGCACTAACGTCATTGCAGGGAAAGCCGCCAGCCACGACATCAACAATTCCGCGTAAAGGCCTTCCGTCAAAGCTTCTAACGTCATCCCATATTGGGAAAGGCCGAAGGATTCCGTCGTTTTGTCGCGCGATGAGAACGGCTCGGGCGTAGGGATCAAGTTCGACGGCGCATATGCATCGATTTCCCCGCAGTTGACCTGCAAGGATTCCTCCACCAGCGCCCGCGAAAAGATGAAGCTCATTCATTACCCCGCCCACCGCGAACAATACCGATCGCACACAGCGCGAAGAGGCCAAGCATCCAAAGGGAAAGGAAGAGGCTCATCCGATTAACTCCCAGCCCGCAGGCAGTTCGTGCGATGAGGCCATTGGATAATTCATCGGATTCAACGCAGTCACCCAGTAGCCGGCCGCGTTCTTGTCCATGCCCTTGGCGCGCATTTCGTCGATAGTGCGGCAACGCCTATCCTTGCCGAAGTCGCCGTGACGATGTTTGTCGAATGCAGCCGACGAATTGAAGAATTCGTGACAGCCGCAGCATTGGTTTCGGTCACCTGAGAGTTTCACAGTCAGTCCTCCCACACGAGCTTGCGCAGCATGCCGGGGTCATCGAGCGCGCCGTAGGCGATCGTCGCGATGGCTTCGAACATGTGCTTTTTGATAACGAGCCGATCGACCGGGATGACCTTCAGCCCCGCGATAGCCAGGATATGGCAGGCGCGTTCAAGGTCTTCCGAAACAAACCGGGAGACCGTCGGAGGTGAAACGCCGATTTCAGTGGCGATCGTGTTCTGCCCGACTTCGCTGATATGACGTAAGGCCAGCGAATGCGATTTACGTGCACGTTCAGACGTCGTGACCGATGATGGTTCCACGGTAATCCTCAAGGCAAAACCCCCGGCGTGAAGGGAGATTGATGGGAGCGCGGTCTTATGCCGCTGCTGTTTGTTCGGTACCGCGCAAATACGTCCAGTCGATCGTGCTGTTGAGTTCTTCGCAGCGGATTTTCCCGGCCGTGAGCCGCTCGACGACCGGGCAATGCTCGGCCGGCACGATGTTCCGTTTTCGCCAGTCCTGAATCACCTGGTAACTGACGCCGAGCTGGCGCGCCATGTCTGACAGCGAATCAAATTCGCTGATTGCTCGATCGATCGCGTTTGTCATGGAGGTAAGAAAAATGAGTGACCGTGACCCATTGTATGCAAGGCGTGCTTGCAATGCAAGCTGTAACTGCATTGCTACAAGAACAGCTTGCGAATAGGATCAGCGCCATGGACTTCCACAAAAGACTTCGGCGCCTCCGGACGGAGAAGAAACTGAGCTATCAGGCGATAGCGACTGTTTGCGGCGTGAGCTGGCAGACCGTGCAGCAATGGTGCGCGGACGACGGCACGCTGCCGAAAATTGAAAATCTCGAACCGCTTGCTCGTCTATTGGAGTGCACGCCCTGGTACCTTTTATGGGGCGTAGAAGTGGGGGGAAACCCTCCTGATACCCAGGGGAAACCCTCACTAAGCGACGAAGCTGAAGAACTTCTTAAGCAAGTAGTGAGGCTGGATAAGGCCGGACCCATTGCGCATAAAACGTTTGCGCTCTATAAGGGTTTACTCTTGCTGTTCCCATATACCGAAACGTCTGAAGATGACCAGGCGGGGCACTCTTTGCTGGGGGAAATCGAGCAAGAAGCGCATGAGGTCTTGGCCCGCGACCGAAAATCCGGGGAACATCAAGATGCAGGAACAACACGAAACCGTAGTCGACATCGAGAAATACCGACGACATCAATATCAAGACGAGGGAAATGAGATAGACCGAAAGGACCGAGACGAACTGATCGACCAAATTGCGCTTCACCTCCTGAAAGCCGTCCAGGCTCTCAAGAAACTCTCCCAGTAGACCATTCCCGCCTCGCGCGGGATTTTTTTCGCCCGTCGATACAGTTTTTGCTTGCATAACAAGCCGCGCTTGCATAAGATGTATTCACAGCGTCACCCAACGACGCGAGCGAGGCACCAAATGAGCACCAACTATTTTGTGAACGGCCAGCAAGTCAACGCCACGACCGCCCGTGAATGGCTCGAAGACCGCGCGGAAGAACAAGGCTACGAACGCGAGAACTACGAACGTGCATGGGCCCGCGCCGTACGACCTGAAGCCGAAGAATCGCGCGACTTCATTTTCGAAGTCTCCGGTTACACGCTTGAAATCGTCGTTCATTAATCGATATGACCAAAGACCAGATATGGGAGGCCGCCCGCGCGGCTGGTCTCCTTACCGCAACCCTCGGCACGCAGACGCAGGAAGAAGCCTTCTACGCGTTCGCCCGGTTGCTTGGCATCGAAGTTAAAGACTGAGGCAAATCATGTTCCACGTTTTCAAAGTGCATAGCCCTGACGGTGTGAATTTCTTTAAGGGCGAAGCTAAACGCCTGATCGTTAGCCCGGACGGTCACATCGCCGTCTGGCTTCATCCGCTCGACCTGGAGACCGGTCATTACCCGCAATACGACAACTGGATCGACGCAACCACTCTGAGCGACGAGGAATTCGAAGCTCTGGTGCACCGGCTGCAAACAACCCTGTGAGGTTCTCCATGTCCCTGCTCGCATCCGATCTTCTTGAACTGCGTCGCCTGGCCGAAGGTGGCGCGGGCGCATTGACCGAAACACTGCTGCACGAGGTCGCCGCGGCGCTGATCGCTGCCGGCATCAGAAGCGAACTGGGAGGCTGCTGACATGAGCGATGACGCGCTGTGTCCGGAGTGCAAGCGCCCGGCAGATGTGGTGAGCGGGTGGGGGAATTGGCGGTTCGGCTGTATTCCTTGCGAACGCGAATGGGGTCACCCGCAGTCGATGACCTATGACGAAGCGCTTGATGCACGCGCTGAAGCACAGGGAGATGCCAAATGATGACCGACCTCCTCTGCCAACTCAAAGGCGCCTACGCCGCCGCCCGCGAGCACGACGACCGGCGCGGCATGGAACTCGCAGCGCGCGCGATCTCATACGCGACGAGCGGTGACCGCGACCTCGCCACGAAGCTGGCGATCGACGAACTGCATATCACTTTGGAGGCGTGAGATGAGCGTTATCAAAGATGGCGGGCCGGCGTTCGGTCAAGCGGTCAGTCTTCGGTGCGTACGCGTCGAGATGAATGGCGATACCGAGTGGGAGCCGGAAACGATGGCACTCGGAGGAATCACAGTGCGCGACTATTTCGCGGCGAAGGCGATGCAGGCACTCCTTAGTAACGTCACCGGGACTGGTAGAGAAATTCTGGGGATGCGGGAAGAACTATCGAAGGCAGCTTATGAATACGCCGACGCCATGCTCCGCGCACGGGAGGCCTGACATGTCCCTCTCACCACTCGTATCCGGCTCCCGCATGCTGCGCGATGCAGCGTGGTTATTTGATCGCGAGCAGGAAGCCGCCGACAACCGCGCATTGGTCGAATACGACCGGCGCATCGAGGCCGAAAACGCCGTGACCTTCGCGGACCTATTGGAAGAGATGGCGGACTTCAGCGAGCCGCGCGCTGAGGTGTTCATGCAGGCATATCGGCGAGGCACCGCCGACGAAAAGCACACGATGTTCGTGCTGATCGATCAGGCGTTTACAAGAATCGTAGAGCGCCGACTGGCGCAAGGAGACTGAAATGAAAGTAACTATCAAGGGTGCTATTTGGGCCGTCAAATATTCGTGGTCTGAAGGCCTGTTCTATTCATTCGACGACACCGACCATCACGATCCGCGTTACGTGAAAGTAATGGATCACGAATTAACTGTCGAAGTGCCCGACGACTTCGACATGCGCCCCGGAATGGTCGCCAATCTGGAGCGCGAGAAAGAAAAGGCGAAGGCCGACTTCACCGCGCGAGTGACGCAAATTAACGCTCAGATCCAGTCGTTACTCGCGATCGAGGCTTGACACCGATAACCCCTCGCCTTTACCCCACATCCGGAGTACCAAATGCCTTTAAAGATTGAAGACCTTGCCACGATCAAGCTTAATTCCGGTTCGCACATTTCGCCGCATGCCGGTCATTGCCTTCTCGAAGTCGTTTCCATGTTTGCCGGCGAAAGCTTTGGTGACAAGCCTGAATGCGTCGACTTTGTGCTTGCTGCATTCGGGCGCAGCTGGAATGACGGCATGCGCAATGATGCGGAACGCGAGCAGCTGAAGCAGTACATCACGCGCCTCGTCGGCACGAACAAAGGCCCGGAACTTTCGCAAAAGCGCGGCTGGATGGCGATGGACTGGATTGTGCGTACCTACTGCGCCGCGTGGCTTGCGCTGAATCCCGGACTCGCTCACCACGCCGAAATGCTCAAGTCCTTGCCTGCTATTACCTGCACTGCGGATCTGGCGGCCGCACAACCGAATCTCGATCTGGCGGAGAAGGACGCGGCCGCCGCATGGGACGCCGCACGGGCCGCCGCATGGGACGCCGCATGGGCCGCCGCAGGGGCCGCCGCAGGGGCCGCCGCATGGGCGAAGCTCGAACCTACAGTTCTCGCTCTTCAGGCCAGCGTACACGACCTCTTTTCGAGAATGATCGACGCGGAGATTTGACATGTACCCGAAAAACACAGATGTGCGAAACGTCCGCCCCTCGCTGGCCGATCGCATCGACCTCGCGTTGATCGAGTTCCCCGGCCGCACCGCCGCACTCTTCGGCGCGCTGATTGCGATCGTCGTGATTGCCGCCAATCTGGTGTAGCCATGAGCCTGAACTTTAACCTCTCGATCGACGAGTATCACGCGATGGCGCCGGTATCGAAATCGCAACTCGATGCACTCGAATTGTCTCCATTCATCTTCTACGCGCGTCATCGCGATCCGAAGCGGCCGGCGCCCGTGGCAAAGACTGGACAACTTGAAGGTTCATTGGCGCACTGCGCGATTCTTGAGCCCTCTGAGTTTGGAGAGCGCTATGCAATCGGCCCGACCGTGAACCGCAATACGAACATCTGGAAAGAGTTCGTGAAGTCGCTTCCGGCTGGCATCACGGCGATTCAGGAAGATCAGTGCGAGGTTGCTATGCGCCAAGCTGAATCGGTGCGTGCGCTGCCTGAGATCGGCGAAGCGCTGACCAGTGGAAAACCGGAAGTGTCAGCCTTCTGGACCGGTCCCGAAACGGGCGTTTCGTGCCGTTGCCGTCCTGATTGGGTGAATGATTGCGGCGAAGCTGGCGACATCCTGCTCGATGTGAAGACGTACAGCATCGCAAGCCCGAATGAGTTCCGCAGGCAGGTCGCGCGCAAGCGATACGACGTTCAGGCCGCGTTCTATAGCGATGGCTACGCCGCCGCCAGCGGACGCCCGGTACTCGGCTTCGTGTTCGTTGCTGTCGAGACGGAATGGCCCTATGCCGCGAACGCTTTCATGCTCGACGAGGAAAGTCTTGAGTCTGGCCGCCAGAAGTATCTGAAGAATCTTCGCACGTACGCCGAATGCGAGCGCACCAGCACATGGCCTGGGTATTCGACGGGCATCGACATCATCCGTTTGCCCCAATGGGCTCTCATAACCGAGGAATAACGTGGCACAAACCACCAGTCTTTCAAGTGTTCGTAACGGCGAGAAGCCGCAAACGCCCGTCGACAAGGTCGCGCATATGCTGGCCAGTCCAAGCATGCAGG